AAGAAACTTTCCATAAAGTACGTAAGCTAGAAGGTCTACTCACTGGTGATACAGAATATAGTGACGCAGCAAAAGAATTATACGGGACAGCTGTCTCGATAGCCAATGACGGTGACTACGAATCAGTAAAACAAGCGTATCAGACAGTCACTGGTAGATCCCTTGTCAATGATATGACCGAAGTACTCGATGAAGAAGGCGTATCACTTGATAGGATTATGAGTGCTAGTTCTCCTGAAGAAATGGTAGAAATTGCCGCTGAAGAGGGATTAAGTTCTATTATTGAGACTGCATTGCCTGATGTTTCATCCGAGATTAAAGATAAACTAAATCAAATAATTCCAATCATCAACACAATGTCTGGCGGTCCGAGAGAAAGAGGTAGCGTTGCAGGTAATCAATCAAAAAGTCAAGTAGATTCTGCTACACCTTCTTTCCACACTACAGATCACTTTGTAAGTGGTGGTTTCCAGACATAAAAAAGGGCCGTAGACCCGCGCGCTACCACATGACTCGCGCTTTTGAAGATCTACGGCCCTAAAGCTTCCCAAGCTATTATTCGTTAGCAAGCTTCCTAAAGAAATCCAGTGACTCATCATCGTCATCAAATGATGTAGTTGTAGTTGTCTCTGGTTCTGCTGTTGCTGCTGGAGGTGTCCATGCAGGAGCAACCTCAGGAGCTGCTGGTGAGGCAGATGGTACATCTTCTGCTACACTATCAGGTTGCAGACCACCAAGTACCCGCATCAACTTCTGCTGAAGCTCTTCGTACGACTTGAAGTTCTTCTGATCGAGGAACTCGGCAAGACCATGTTCCTGTTTCCAAATTGTTTCAAGTTCGCTGTCATCGTTAGACACAGCAGACGGAGAGTCGAATGCCGACTTATCGTAGTTACGATAACCTTCTACCTTGCGAATGCGCAGGCGGAAGTTGGCACCTTCCCAAAAATCAAATGGGTTAACTGCATCCTCGTCTTCAAAAGCGGGGTGCATGAGGTCATTAATCTTGTCAAAGATTTTCTTGCCATACTCATAGAGGAAGACTTTGCCTTCGTTCTGAGGATTGGCAGGATCAGAGACGACCAAGATATTAGACACATAGTGAAGACGACGCTTCTGCTTACGTGCGATCTCTTTGTCTGATTCAAGACCAGAGTTCCACAACTTAGAGTTGTATTCACCGACAGGATCATCGAGACCGATAGAAGTCAGTGACTTCTCGATGTACCAACCACCAGGACCTTGAAAGCCATGGTCCCAATATCGAACGAAGGGCACATCTTCACCTGAGGGTGCAGGCAAGAATCGGATAATGGCAGAACCATTACCTGCTGTGTCGACTGTGGGTTTCCAAAAGCGCTCGTCAGGGCCTTGACTTTGTGATTGATTGCCCGCTACTTTTTCTGCGGCTGCTGTAAGCTTGTCGAACGACGACTTACGGTTTGATTTTAATGTTGCAAAATCCATATGTTTTTCCTTGTATGCGAATGTATAACAGTTTATTCACAGTATTCATAATATAACAAGTATATCTTACTATAAAAGAGAGGAGTTGTAAACCCCCCTCCCCCTTATTTATATCACTTTGTCTCAACGAACTCGTAAAGTTCACGTGCCTTTGCCTTGATTTCACTTGGCTGTGGCATTTGTGGTATAAATGCTTTGATTTGATCTAAACGATCTTCTAACTTGTCAAGATACGCTTTGCCGCCAGTTTCCTTGTAGTCGGCGATCGTATTTTCAAGTTCATTATGTAGATGCCAAAAAGCACCATTCAATTGCTCGTAACGATTCATTTCAAGATCACGTGCCATTTCTAGCACTTTAAAACGTAGTTCATAAGGATTGGACATAATATGTCTCCTGTGTGTGTTGTGTGTATTAGATGAGATTCTTAATCACATCATTGTATTTCTCTTTATCGTAAGAGACAAACGAGCCATACTTCATCAGCTTATCACGTATCTTCGGCCACAAGATAGTGTCTGATATGCAACCATCCCAATAATGGAACATGTTACATGTACCGTTAAGGATCACCATAGTCTCAGCCATGATTTCTCTACGGTTGAACATATTCAGTATCTTAGGATAGTCACCAGATCTCACAGTAAACGCCTCATCGAGACTATCGAACTGTGATAGATCATTCTTAAACAGATATTCTAACGACTGATGGCGTTTCAGGGTCTCTTTATATCTGTCTATGCATTCTTGTTCAAGGAGTTGCCCTGCCCACAAGTCTGGATTCTCCATGAAATTGCAGGCGAGGTACAACTCGAGGTTCTCTTTCTTAGAGAGCTTATGAAAGAAAAAGCGGTCTTGCCGTAGGTTAAACTTATCCTTACGTGCATTCGTCTTGCCATGATATTTAAAATAATCATATGATGGCTGAGAGAAATGCAGTTTAATCGCAAGGTACTTCTGATATGCATCAAAAGGTTCAATCATATAGGTAAACGTGCAGTCTTCTGTAAAAAGTTTAAGTCTTCAGCTTCTTCTTGGATCTTTGCTTTGAGCACTAGATTCTTTCGAATGTACTGCGCCACTGCCTCGATCTCAATATCGTTTCTTTCGCAATAATGTAAAATGGCATCCATATAATCGATCGAATCTTTCTCACGTAGCTTCTCTATTTCGAATAGAAAAGACTGAGCACCGAATTCCTTCGGTGCATCGTCGATTACTTTTGACATATTACTATTTCGCTTTTTTAGCTTGCTTCTGAAGTTCAGCAACCATTTTCTCTTTTGTCTGACGTCGATCAAGTTCAATACCAACCTCTTTGGCCAGTTCATCGATCTTTGATTTGGTCAGCTTCATCAGTTGCGCTTTAGTAGGAAGTTTTTCCAACGCTTCTTTCACTGCATCCTCAACATCATCAATGACTTCTTCAAACTTTTCTTCGACTGCTTCGCGAGCTTCATCCATGTCTTCTTGGAAGTCATCGATTTTTTTGCTCAATTTCGGCCAAAAGAAAAAGGCAGCCACTGCTACTGCTACCACACCTAAAATTACTAATTCCATAACAAATCCTCCTCTGTATGGAATAATATTTATATGTTAAAAAAGGCAGCCGACCACGTCCCTCCGTGGCCGCGAGCTGCCAAACCCTTACGCTGCTTGAGCGTATTCAATTGCCATACCTAAAGCGTTGATGTTCGTGTTCTTGTTATGACCGAACCAAGCTGACTGCAGTCGAGTATCTTGACTGTTGCCGAGAGTGTGGTTAGTCATATAAGTCACTGCATTGTAAGCATTCCACCATGTACCTTCGGCAAGTGATGCACCAGGCTGAGTGTTAATGATTTCCATTGCAGTGCGAGCGTTACGCGAACCAGCTTTCTTACCTTCCTGGAATGACTTCATTAGCTCGTCAAAGTCCATTGTACCAGCACGATTGGTGGTAACAGGGAAGACTTGGTTAAAGTACTCGAACAAGTCAGCTTGCTTGTAGTACTTCTTCGAGAGGAAATCAGCCATTTCATGGTAAGTTTCCATCTTCTTAGATGCCTCATCGAGGGCAAGGCGGACACGCTCTGCGTCAAACTCTGACTTGTGGTTCAGAGAAATACCGAGCGATGCTTTGCCTTCGAGAGACATTGACAGGGTGTTATTGCAAACGACCCGAATGGGTGTGAATCGAACATCGACACCGCGACCATAATTATGTGGATTTGACAGCAAGAGGTAAGAGTCTACCTGATCCTTACCGCCAAAGAGAGAAAAAGATTCGTTAATCTTTGCGAGTCCCCAAACAATCTGGCCATCTTTCAACGATCCAGCAGTGTGCATCGTCATGCCGCCAGCCTTAACATACTCGTCAAAGAACTCGAATGCATCAGCATTTTGGACTGGGATCCACTGATCTCCTACAACATCGAGCACTTTGTTATCAGACGAACGAACCAAAGCTTTTTTGCCGTTGATAGTGATCTCTTCACCATCTACCAGCGTAGTAATAGGATGACGCTCTACTGACCAATCAAGACCAGCAACCTTCATCATCTCCTGAGGCGTCAGGTCATCAGCTACTTTAACACCAAGACCGTGCCAAGGAACTTCACCTGCGTATGCCATTGTTTCAACCATATGTGCCATAATATAATCCCTCCTACAGGATGTTTAACTCAATTAATATAACCATTCTACCAAAAAAAACTAATATTGTACATAGTTTTCGTGAAATAAATTAAAAATATTTCCTGACTTGAGCTGGATAAACTTACGACGAGCCCGATCGAAGAATCGCGGTTTGCCAAAGAAGATCCACTCAGACGTACCAGTTTTGACATAGCCTACACACTTACCTGCATCATTGACAGCGTAGGTGTGGTTAGGTACATTGTAGTCAACATCAGGCCATTCGGTGATTTCTTTAAAAATTCTCATTTCCATTCAATCCAAATTCGTGTTCCACCAGTTTCATCCCAAGTCCATGCACAACCACTGTCTTCTATGATCGGCAGAATTGCCTTGAGATTATCTACACCTTTCTTTGTTCCATCAAAACAAAAGTGACTACCTTCAGCATCATCACCGTGTTCGTAATATTCCACGAGCTGACCGAGGCCTTGGCAATTCATACATTCTACTTCTTCTTCATCATCAGCGAGCGGATGACTTTCCATGATGTAGCCTTCGCCTTCGCAATACTCACATTCTTCCTCTTCTCTTTCACAATCTTGCTCATGATTGAAAAGAACCTTTGAAAGATCTGCTTCGTCGGGCACATCCCACCAAGCACAGCTCGAACAACACGATAATTTCCAACCAACAAACCAACCTTCGGCTTGAAGATTTTCTTGTAATTTTTTAAAGCTCATTTGGCAACTCCGTTGGTATTTGTTTCAATATCAGTTCAAGCAGTGCAGCTTCAAACTTATTCCATTCACGGCCATCAACTGCATCCTTACGGCCGGGTGTTCTCTTCATCAGAGGAAATACTCCGAGGTGAAAATCATCATACGCGAAGTAATGGTCCATTAGATTACCAAACTCGCGTGCTGCTAGTTCTCGCCTAGTCATGCACGCAAACCTTCGAGAATGTCCTGCAAACCTTCAGTAGTCTGAAGATTCTGCATGAACTGACGCTTGAGGCGTGTGCGAGTAGCATTGACAGCAGGATCCATACGATTGTCTACTGATGAGAAAGAGGTAGACTCTTGACTCGTCAGCTGATCGTAGATATTGACGATCGTCTTGGCATGCTTGTGAGCAACCCATACATTACGACCATTGTCAGTACGAACCCAATGAAGTGGCTTCGGATTGCCGATAGAGTCGACGATCTTACGAAGCTGAATAATCATTTGCGGTTGCTTGAAGTCAGGATCAAACTGCTCGACTTCTTCGACTGCAAACGGATCGTTCTTTCTTTTTCTACCCATAATTACGCTGCCTCCTGTGGTGCGTAGGTGTCCAACCAAGCGCGAAGCTCGGAGAATTTAATAACATCACCGTTTACCATTTCGAAGGCAACACCGTGATGTACTTCTTCGCCATTGTCCAACACGTCATACGCGGTGAATTCCTTAGCGATTTCAGCACGCATACCAGACATCGGCTGGTTTTCAGTCGTGCGGTTGAAAGAGATACGATCTTCCTTGATCGTACCATAGTAAGGTGCGTCCCAATCAGCACAGTGATCAGAGACACGGAAGTCGATATCATCGACAACAGTCTCGCCAACCGAATACTCCTCGAAGTACTCAGACTTGCTGGTGCAAGCAGCCTCGACACGGGCCCACCACTGAGGGTCCATGTTTTCCTCGATGGTACAGTTGAAAATGTAGGTGTTTCCACCTTTCGGCTTCCAGTACTGCGGGCACTCGCCCTTACCGTCCCAATCGTGGGCGCCGTAGTTTTCCATGTGTTGAGTCTGAATGATCGCTTTCATAAGTATATCTCCATTTGACAAGAGCCATTAT